CAAGTGTTTGTAATGTTAAATGGTGTTCTTACTCAGCGTGCCCTCATGACCCACGAACGTTATGGGGTAACAACGTCACATGGTATTGACGCCACAGCAACTATACAGATACCAAAATCTGGTCAAATTTTTCCTATCAGAATAATATCCAATAGCCCTGATAAAGATCTATGCATCTTTGAAGTCAATAAACAGTGTCAGTCATTTACTGATATAAGAAAATTCATTCGCTCAAAGGATGACACTGATTTGCTTGATGGATGTGATGCATTCTTCTTAACTGTACACAAACAAAAAGAAGATACAATAGCCCATATCAGAGCCACCAAAATTTTAACTCGCAAAGAAGTGCGATACGACCAACGTATGCACATGGGTTATTATTATGGAGGAACTGTCACAGGATTTAATTTACCGCTTCCATCTCTGACTGAGCAAGGTCATTGTGGAGCACCAGCAGTAATTCTTAACACCAGATATCCTCGAAAAATTATTTCTATTCACTCAGCAGGCTCAACAACAAACGCATTTGGACTTCCAATTTATCAGGAAATGTTCAATGTGGAAACCATGCAAGCCCAAAGTGTTCAACCAGAAATAACTATTCTCCCCCATCAAGGCGCACATGCAATAGACCCAATTAAAATTAATGGATTTACAGCAGTTATGGAATTAGACCACCCTAACTCCAACCCCGTAAAAACAGATATCTACCGATCGTCTCTTCACTCAGATATGTTCGGAGATAATTTTCAACCATCAATTTTAGCAACCTATGACACCCGCAATATTGATGCAGTAGAGATAGATCACGTTACCATTGACAAATGGGCACGAGAGCAGCCAGAAAAGCTCGACGAAGATTTGTTAGACTACTGTGTTGATGAGTGGGCTAATTGGTTTAAAAATCTAATTGCAGCAGAAAAACTTCCCCAATTTAAATTAACCAAAACTGAAGCAATCAACCGCGCAACTTATTATTCCGCATCCCAACCAATTCCCCGTGATACATCAGCAGGATATCCCTGGAAACACCGCAAAGGTGCAAAAGGGAAGACTCTTTTCATTCAACCTCGCCCCCATAAAAATACAATCCTAAATTGTATTCCCGATGATGAAAATGGAAGAGACCTTCACAACGCAATAGACAGACTCGTGGAAACAGCCCGCCAAGGAAAACGATCAGCAGTAATTTTCTCATCATCCGCAAAGGATGAAGTAATCAAAAACAAGAAAATTTACCCATGCAGAACTCGTGGCTTTGCCGGAGCCCCAATTGATTTCACAATAGCCCATCGCCAATACTTTCACACAGCAATCTGTTCCCTAATTCAACTCAGGAAAAAGAACCCCATTAAAGTAGGCATTGAAGCAAATGGAGATGAGTGGAACGAACTTTGGAACTGGATGGCCGACAATTCAACAGTTGGTTTCGATCTGGATTTCAAAGATTGGGATGCATCTATACCTAAAAAGATCATGGAAAAATTATACATTATTTATAATGCTATTTATGAAGCACAACCTCGAGATCCAGAGAACCTTGAGGAAGAAAATAAAATTCGACAATGGCTCCATGCAGTCTTATCTGGCCCCCTTTTGACTCTTGGACAATACGTCGTCCAATCGCCTGGAGGACAAGTATCAGGACAACCAGCTACAACAATTGATAATTGTTTAGTTGGCCTGATAATTCTCTTCTATGCTTGGATGAAGTTAGCCCCTCAAAAATACCGAAATTTTCAATCATTTATCGATCACGTGCGAATTGCCGTGTACGGTGATGATCAGATGGTTACATGTAAACCAGAAGTTCTCGACTGGTTTAATATGATAACTGTCTCCAAAATTATCCGTGAAGAATTAGGTATGGAAGCAACCCCAGCAGCAAAAGACGGAAAAGAAATCCCCTTTAAACCCCTAATAGAAATGGAATTTTTAAAAAGAAATTTCCTTAAAATTGGCCCCTATTATTACGGTAAACTACAAGAAGGAGTATTCGATAAAATGCTAAATTGGACTCACACATATAAGAAGCATCATTATTTTAAGGAACCCCACCGCATTCACTACGAACCCCTAACAATAGAAGCCTCAATAGATTCATTGCTGTACGAACTTTGCATTTATCCCAAAGAGATATACAGTAAAGTTACTGCTCATTGTCAGAAAGTACTGAACGATATAGGATCGTCTAAAATATTACCTTCTCAAAATTCAATGCTCGCACAGCGCGGTGTACCTCACAAAGTGTTTCACACCACGCAGTCATAAAAATTTCGAAGAAGACATTATCCTATACGTACAGTTTAAATCAGATAATGGCAGCTCATGCAACCTCAAACACAGCCCCAACCAATGTATTCGACTCCGTTGAAGATGGACCAAAAGGACCCGCTCTTAGCCGACTCGGCACAGGCGGCCCCTCCTCAGAAGAAGCTATGGTTCATGCAGGACAGGTTAACACAATTGATGTGTCAATTCGTATGCAGTATATCGCCACAGCTATGTTTCCTTGGACGAGTGCTCAGGCACCTGGCACTCTTCTCTGGACTAATACGATCCACCCCAAGAACTCCAACGAATGGATCCAACACTTGTCAGAAATGTATAACGTCTGGGCAGGAGGATTCGACTACAAATTCAAAGTCTGTGGAACAGGATTCCATGCAGGGTCCATCGCCTTTGTGCGATTACCCCCTAACATCAGACCAGAATCAGTAACGGCTCCAAGCCAGTTTACTTGTTATGAATATGTAGTCATTGATCCAAAAACCCAAGACGGAATATGTGAATTCATAATGGATCAGCGTCGCTTCGCATATCACTATGTTGAAGACGACTCAAATGACAAAGATGCAATTGGTGGACATGTCGCTGCATACGTGCTTGATCCGTTAGTTACCAGTTCGACTGGATCTAACAACATCAACATCCAGGTGTTTCACAAGCCCTCGGAACAATTCATATTCGACCAACTCAAGCACATCACAAAAAGTGGAAAGGAAGTGAGACCAGATGAACCAGAAGCTGTTTTACGAACGTTCAACAGAGAAGAAAACAACGGCACATCACAATTCACCCAACAATTCACTCACTATACAATACAACCTAAATCCCAAGTAAAACCCCCAGATACCAGTTCCCTTGGAATGTTTTCCTTTGATGGAAAACCGCAAGAACCAACACCTAAGGATTTTATAGCAGCCCCTCTTAGAGGATTCTCTGCAGGCAAGCTTATCACAAACACAGATAAGACACAAGATCTTTGGGTTGAGACACTGAAAGATTTTCCAATTGGAATATCTCAGGTTGATCTCATTTGGTACGAAGGAGACCTAGGTTCCCGACCTAGCTCAAAGACCGTATCAAAGATGACAGGGAAGGGTAAATGGCAGATTTACTCAACAACAGAATCTTCAGTAGGAACTAGAGAAGTAAATGTTTTCTATAGAATAAAACAATACAACTCATCAACAGAACCCCAACTAAAGAAAAATAACGATGAATCATTCTTCTGCTTCACCATTAAGGATGACGCTGGAACTCTTAACAAACATGCCTATCAAAGTCAACAATTAGCTGTTCTCGCAAAACAAGGAGAACTCAAGAAAATCATGACTCCTCAGGAGGCCATGATTGTAGACATGTATGATGGAGATCTAGACACTCCCATCCGACGACTTAAGTTGTACTACAACGGCCAAGTCACCACAAAAGGAGAAGATGATCAGGTTACTCTTACCGCTAAAAACTACTATTTTAAATTTGTTCAAATTTCCAGAGTAGGAGAACCAATCCCAAGCCCTCCAAACTACGAATTCAACCAAACTGTTTCACAGTGGCGTTCCCAACCTAGAGTCGTTTAGATAAAGAACCCAACAATAGCATATCATGGCATCAATAGCAGCACTTATTGGCGCTCAAGTGGTAGGTGGAATAGGACAAGGAATCGCATCAGGCTTACAAGAACAAACCAGACGCAATGAATGGAACAAAACATTCGGATTGCACCAGGATCAGTTCAATTTTCAGAAAGACTACCTAACAAGAGGCCAACAACAAAATTATGATCTAACCCACAGAGGACAATCATTAAATTTTTCCGGCAATATCTTGGGTCACGGCTTATCAGCTGGTGGCTCACTCATTGGCAGTATTCTAAATTATAAAACATCTCAAGACCAACTCGGCTATTCAAGAGAGCTAAACAACCAAAGAAGGTCTGATCTTCAAAACGAAGGCCTTCCTCTCAGCTATCTCCATCTCGGAGGCGCCCAAAGGTCCTTACCTCAGCTACCAATGCAAAGGACCCAAACTTTTGGACGTAACGTTTCCGCACCATGGGGATATGCCAATTCAGGCTCTAACCTTCGGGATACGTATGGACCACCACCAGCATACTCACCTGGTAATTTTCCAACAACCCAAACACCAGGCTTTGACCCAGTAAATGGATTCCCGAAAGGATAACGTAACAATAAAAGTGTTACAAACGATCTTGAGATAATCAATCAAACAATCAGTATTACACTAACTTTTTAACGATACTAAATCAAAATCACTAAAAATGGAAAATGTCGTGGTCGCAAGCTTTGATCCCACTGTTTTTAGCAGCAACCCTCTCTCAGATATGGTCAGCTTTAGTACGATCAAATGGAAACAGGCAGTCCTCAATTACCCGAGGCTCTGTACCGCCCATCTTGCACTTAAAATGCCCATCGTGCTCACAACAGCTGCGAATATTCGCAAAAGAGAAAAGTCCCGCTGCTTCCCAAGAATAACAGCAGTTTATTTCGATGCTTTCACCAGACAATTTCATGTTCCTTCACAATGCCCTAATCAAAAAGAAGTTGAAGCAAAATTCTCTCAAATTTTAAATGCAACATCAACTGATGAGGAAATTGTGAGATTCTTTACGAGATGCGCTAATATAGCCAAGAACAACTACAGACGCAAAAATGAACACAGACACATGCCAAAGGCAATTCCTGTAGATCTTGAGCTTGAGGACATTCCCGAAGAGAAACCCACCGTTTTCACAGCAGATTTGTCAAATTCTAAAATAGCCCATATGAATAGAATGAAAGATCTCGCAAAATCCTATGAAATGGCAAAAACCAGTCCACTAGCAAAAGAATGGCTGGATAAAACCTACAAACCATACTATTTCACAGATAGCGATGACTTCGTTCTAGTCAACACCCCCTCATCCTCGCACCAAGAAGACGAAGAAGAGCTCCCAAACTTAGAAGAAGATGAAGCCACTGCCTTCATAAGAAAAACTCCCATTCCAACTCCCCCTCGCTTTTTCGCAACCGACTCAGAATCATCTGATGACGACAACCTTTCTGTATTCTCAGACAAACTCACAAAATCAGAAAAGGATGCACTCTCAGACGAACGAAGTGCAGCATCAGACTCTCTCTACGATGACTTCATTGGACCGGAACGGCAAAAGGAATTAAGGGATAAGGTGAAACAAGCAATTGTTTCAACTTTCCTTGACGCTTATTTGGAAAAGGAAATGCGTGATTAAGAAGCTTGCCTTCAACAGCCGGCTTCCTGTATCACAACGGTGATAAGAAACAGAGTGACATTGAGTTAGTATTTAACCGCCGTAAAGTCTCGAGAATGGATTTGGCATAGCGCGGTGACTACCCGCAAGGGGACAAGAGTGTGCCACAACACGCTCAGTTGCTATAAATCGCTAGCCCATTCAGTGGAGTATTACGTCCGGCAAGAAAGATTGGTGTCGCTTAGTTTCTTAAAAACGCAACGATGGTAGGAAGATTTCTCAACAATATTAACTTTAATTTTAGTTTTCCACTTTTATTCTAAATTTAAAATTTTTAACGTCGTGATTCTTCTTAAC